CTTGAACTGAAAATTATCCATATTTCCAGTTACTGTAAGTCGTTAAGATTTTTATAATCAGCTACCGTACAAATTCTAACCATGAGTTTTGTCACCGCCCTCCCCCCAGACCCCAATCGCCCCCCTTCAAAGGTCTGCAAACCCTTTCCCAAGGGTGCAACTTTTAAGGAGCGCCATCCCGCCATTGTCGCGAGCCTCCGTCTTAGGAATTCCCCTGCTATCCGGATGAGTTCTTCAGTTTCAACTGATAACTCTAGTAGTAGAAGTGAGCCTAAGCAGACCGCTCGTGTTCAATCGGCCCCCGTTGTTGAAGAAGGCCGCATTGAAGGCTTTGATGACACCCCCGACTCGTGGGAAGACATCGAAGTCGACGTGCCATGTGTTGATTCACTTAACATCCCTCATTATGAGGAAGATGTTGATTGTGATACATATGAGTACGACAGTGAGTACGTTGAAACGAAGATTAAGAGCATTGTCCTTTCGGACAGCTCCATGTATCCCGGTTCATATTACCCACACCCAACCCTCGATGACATTGAGAGTAATCCCCCCCCGGAAGTGCTCTCTGTCACGCAAGTTCTCGCATACGTGCGAGAGATCCATATCAAGAACACAAATTTGTGTTCTGATGTCAGAGATTCTCATGATCTAATGGGAACTGACCTACCCAACCAGGTTTGCGCCGACTGCGCCACTGATGTTAGCCATACATCTAATAGTGCGCCTCCGGATTTGCCTGCCGAGGATGGTCCTCCTGACCCACCAACCGAAGACCTACATAACAGTAGTGAACCCCCAATTCACATCCAACTGTATCACATGACTGGTCAGATAGATTTAATCTCTCTGATCACAGATGATTACGATAGTGATAACATTGCCGAAGGTCTGGCAAATCGCTATGAGGGAGATGAGTTAACATGTATTTATGGACCAACGCACATCCCGTGCTTTGTTGATACCATAGTGGACATGGAATACTCCCCCTCCACAAACATGCTCGTGTTGCATACCGGAACCACCCGGCCCTTGCACACCAGCAGGCCCCCACCAGGGCCACCAAAACCCACGGCACCCCACAAGTGCCACCAACGAAACCTTCTTAAACGGAAGAAAGATCGGACGAAAATATCAAGTCATTGTCCGCATCGAGTACTCCGTTACATAAGGTATCGTCCCGCAAGGAACCGCAAGATCACAGCATACTACGTGCCGTGCAATCATGTGTACGACATGACCCCTGAGGATGATATCGAGCTCAGTGCCAGATTAACTGACATTGAGCACGCCTTCACTCCTCACTCTGGTTGTGAGTCGCTTGATCATGTTGCGGTTACTCTGATTGAACCATATACTTGGTTTCAGAGACTTGCCATGCATCCAGATGCTGACAACTTCTGTGCTGCAAACCCCCATCTCGAGCAAACGAAATGCTTCGATGATTTCCTAATGGGCGCCCATCTGATGATCGCATTCATGATCTTCACAGGTGTTACCATTTGGATTGTTGGGATGCGCATCACTGAGTTTGTCGTTGAGCTGTTTGAGCGACAGATACGTCGGCCCAGATTTCAAGTTCACATGCATACTGAGATTATTGCTCCCCCCAATGCTGAGCCCGATAGACGAAGCTGGTTGTACAAACTAGTTTCTGCTGTCTCGCTCACATATGTGACCTCCTTTTTGATACTCTTCTCTGAGCCAATTGTCAACTACACCGTTAAACAAATGCGGAAGTGGTGGAATGACGCCGCCTTCTATGGTCGCGTCAACAATAAGGTTCAGGAAGTTCGTGCTGATTTTGAGCGATGGAAAGAAGGCTTTGCCAACTTTTCCCTACAGAAGATGTCTGATAAAGACACCCTTTTAATCGTCAACATTAAGAACGTGCTTCACCTTATATACCATGTTTACAATGGCAACAAGGGGAGTGCTATCGAAAGAGCAACCGATCTAGCCGTAAGCTGTCCGCACATACTAGCTGCCGCCATCAGCATCCCATATGATGCTATTGGCGCTGCTGTTGGTAACCCGAGAGCTGAGGTTGAGATTGCCGGAGCGCCCCTTGTGCTCGATAGAGACCAATGGGCGCAAGTACTCGAGCATTACCACCAGCACGGTAATCTTGACGCCCTAAACGTCAATGATTTCCGTGTTCAAGCGGGTGGCGCTTCTTTGATTTCTATAATCTCAGGAGCCCTATCCCATTGGAAGATGGATGGTTTGTCTGCTGAAGATATTAAGCATGCGAACAATCAATTCACTTTCATTCGGAATTCCCGAGCAGCCGTTGAGGATGTGTTAAGTAGTGCACAGGTTCTTATATCTGTCATTGCGAGAACACTTTTCAACGTCGACCCTTTTGACGCATCCTACCAAAAGTTTTGTGGAAAAATGGTTGACGTAATTGAGTTTGCCAATGGCACTGCAATCTACACTGAAGAAATCATGTCCGATAAGGATGCGATGATCGGTGTCAAGAGAATGCATGCTGAAGCGAGTCTCCTTCTTGTCGACCCATTGTTGAATACCGCCCCAAAGTATCTCTACAACGCTTTTATGACTGCACATAGATCACTGGCCGCAACATCTGTTCGCGCAACCGCCTTTCTTAAGGGCGCTGACGAACGCGTTGAGCCATTGATGATTTTTATGACTGGACCACCCAAAGTCGGCAAATCTGCCTTCATTAAGTTTGCCATGAAATCCATTTGTGTTCTGGATAAAGTTGAGTGTGACCCCACAACGATTTTCTTCAAATCCCCTGACAGTGAGTACTGGGAAGGCTTTCACCGGCCCAAATTCACTGTCATGGATGATATCTTCAAGTCCACTGACTCCCAAACTCGTGCAAGAGAGGCATCTGATGTGATTGGTATGATTAACACCATCCCCTATTCATTGAACATGGCCTTTGAGGGTAAGGGCAACACCTATTTCCAATCGGACTACGTGTTTGCCTCAACCAACCTCTGTAATGACGGAATTGCTAGCGCAAAGTTCGTTATCGGATTGGCTGACCCGTCTGCATTTGTTAGGCGCCTCCACATAGTGCTTCACCGCTCCGACCGTTTGGTTGGTAGAGACAAAGATGCTATCAAAGAGAACACGTATCGTGTTGATGCTTGCCCCCTGCCAGAATACATAGGACAAACCCTTGATTCTGTGGCGCTCATTAAGATGATCCATGCCGTACGAACCGATCAAGTTGCACAACAAGCAGCATATGATTACACGCCTGAAGAACTTCAGGAGTTGTTTGATGTGCAGGTGTTTAAGTTCAACGACTATTCACCGCTAGATTTGTTCCTTAAGTGCACCCAGCTCAAGTTGTACAGCTGGTCTGATACGGAGATGTACCCATATTACATTGCTTTATTCGCAATTATAATGTGTGCAGCCGTTGCCAGTCCTCTTTACAACTATTTGTTCCCATTTGAGACCCACTCAATCCACGCCAAGTGGAAGGAGTCCAGAAACCACATACGTGGTGGACGGCACGTCAATTACAAACGAGCTGGTCACAATGCGGCCCAGAAACACATGGAGCGAGATGGAAACCACAACGTTCACTCTGGTGAACTGAGTTACCATAGATCACTAATTAGCAATGTTCACAAGAGTATTGTTTACCTAGGAGCTAGAGCGACCAATCCCCCCCAAGGAGAGAAAACGCCTTATTCTACCTGCCATGGTATACATTTGCGTGACGGTGTTATAATGACCTGTGGTCACTGGCTAACACCAGCATCCCGTCAGCCTGACATGACACTATTTCTGGCCAATCAAGGAGAGAGTTATAAGACACCATTTCCAAAGCTCGACGATATTTATTTCGCTGAGAACATGGACATGGCTTTCTTTAGAATGGACAAATCCGTTCCACTTCCTCCTGAAGGCCTCAAGTACTACGTCAAGTACGCAGATGCATGTGACCTACCAAATGGTCACCCCATGCAGATGGTATATACGCAGGTCGACGGCTTGCCAGTAGTTAGAAGTCTCCACAAGGCTCCCAACACTGCACCTGTAACGTACAGACACGAAGGCGAATTGTATTTCATTGAAGAACCCATTGGTTACTTCGAGAAGACAGTCGCTGGTCAATCTGGAGCGTTGGTAGCCGTTGAGGGCCCTCAAGGCAGGCCTCAAATTGTAGGCATGCATGTTGGCGTCAACTGGTCCATCACGAACCGCGAGGTTAGTGTTGCCGTTCCTTTAACGTTTGATGGTCTCGATGAGGTTGTTTCTCTTATGGTCGGCCAGAAGGGCAATGAGTTTAAGGTTCACACAGCTTTTGAGCAAACCACCCCTGTCTCAGTTAAAGAGCAGTACGATCCTATTGATCCCGCCCTTTTAACCTATGTTGGCAGAGATTTCCCCCTTCCGGTATTCGATACTGTTCCTGTTTCACGTGCTCACCACGTTGCACAAGTCACCAAGATTAAGCGAAGTGATTTGTTTGCATGGAATGGCCCCCCCACGGCCATCCCAGCGCGGCTCAAGACTTTTGTCAGGGATAATGTGTGTTACAACCCATTGAACATCGCATTGGCCAAAGTTACAACAGCACACTGGCCCCACATGGAACTTCCAAACGCCACTATGGCATACGCCAAGTCCATGTACCCTCGACCCACCAAGAAGCCCCTTTTGCTCGATTTAGATCAGGCTGCCAATGGCATTCCTGAGTTGAGCATCCCCGGTGTGCATCTTGCGACATCCGCTGGATACCCATTCACACTGTCTGGGTCTGGTGTCAAGGGCAAGGCCCCGTTTCTTGTGCGTGACCCTTGCGGAAATGTTAAGTACCAGCCCGAGTTTCGCCGTCATATGGAGTCACTCCTCGTAGACTTTCAATCTGGCAAGAACATGAACGTCATTTGGGCAGATAGCCTCAAGGATGAAACACGTGACATTGGAAAGGTGGAGATTGGTAAATCACGATTAATTTCGTCAAGTCCAGTCGACTACCTCCTTATGTTGCGCATATACTTTGCGTCGTTCATTGCTTTCGTGCAGAGTACACCAGCATCCAAGCCCGTGTCAGTCGGTATCAACCCACATGGTATAGATTGGGCTCGCTTGTACAATCGGATGAGTAAGCACAAGGGCTCCACCATATCTGGGGATTTCACTAACTATGATAGTAAAGTCCCTAAGTTTATGGTTGACAAGTTTGTTGAGCTCGTGAACTGGTGGTATGACGATGGTCCTGTTAACGCAGAGATCAGGCGTATGCTTATGGTTCATATCTCCGAGGCACACCACATTGTAGGCGTTCTAATATACGTCGCCATGGGTGGGCAACCATCTGGAAACGGTTTAACATCAGTTATGAACTCTATCATTGGTATGATGATGGGCCACTTTGTTTTAACAGAGTGCCTCCACCTCACACATGATGAGTTTGAAATGTGCATGTATGGTGATGATTCTATCTTCACTATCGCGCGCCCTGGTATACGTTGCTCAGACATGGCCCCTCATTACTACAAGCATTTTGGAATGACGTTCAACCACTGGACAAAGGAAAAGAATGACACTTTCGACACCATGGCCACCATCTCATATTTGGGACGGATGTTCGTGTTAGAGAATGGTTTCGTTCTCGCCCCGCTTACTATGGACACAATTGTTCAAAGCACGTACTGGAGGAGAGGAGACACCAACAAGGATATGGTTCTTCTATCGACAACTGACTCTTACTTTATTGAACTCTCGCACCACAGCGAAGAGGTATTCAATGAGTATACCAGGAAGTTGATATTGGCCGTTCATGATCGTGCACGCCACCTAGAAGATGCCATTTCATCTCGCACCAACGACTATTGGTTTTATCAGACTCGCAAGTATAGTCCCGACCAAGCTCACCGCCCGATCAAGCCGTACTATACTGATGATTTCACGGTTCATTCCGGTGCTGCCCGTTTGGCCGACCCATCACAGAGTTTTGTTGACGAGACACGCCACACTGAGTTCACCGAGCGAGCTGCAAACGATCTCCCCCCAACTCAGTTGGGCCAGTTAGGAGAGATGCATGATGCGGGACCAGTTCTCAATTCGGCTGTCGATTCCAATTTGGTGATGGACCCTCACAAGAGTTTCAACATGGAGGTTTTTGACCTTAATGGTGCTCTTAATAGGACGTATCCCATGGCCAACCTCAATTGGTTGTCATCCCAAGCTGAGAACACTACACTTGTGACTTATAATCTTCCCGACATTTTGTTCGCCCAGAACTTTATCGCTGAGAAGATTCGAGATTTCCGGTACTTCCGGGCAGGCATTAGGTTCACGTTTCGCGTAACTACCAACAAGTTTTTGTATGGTAAGATTATCGCCTACTACGAGCCGCTGCCGTATTTGGATTCATTTCCGATCACGTCACACTATGCCGCCACTGGATCCCCACACGTGCTGGTTTCAGCAAGTGCTGGAGAGGCTGTTACATTTGATATCCCTTTTGTCTCTTTCCAAAGAGCGTTGGACATACCATCGTACACAGCTGCCGAAATGGGTCGTGTCGTGATCAAGGTTTTTAACCCACTCACGACTATGACCACAGCTGTCGCAGATGCTGATATTTTCGTAACTGCCCAGTTTTTGGATGCCGAACTCATGCTCCCCCACTCTCGCATCACTACTGCATCCCTTGCGGTTGGTGCTGAATATGTTCAGGATTTTGAGGTGCACAGCGGCAAAAGCCACTTTGGTCTTCCCGCAAAGGAGATGAGAGCCAAGTCCGCTGCTGGACACATCGGCTCCATTCTGGAGGACCAAAACCCTGGTAAAGGTATTATTCGAAGCGTCCCGCTTGTTCGACAATATGCGGACACCTTCAAAACATACGTTGCACCAGTGATTGCCACCCTCGGTATGCTTGGTTTGTCTAAGCCGATGACCACCAGTATCAACACCATTGTCAAGAGCAATCCGTTCTCGGATATGATCTATGGAAAAGGAGTTGATCTCACGCAGAAGATGGCGATGGATCCAGAGAATGGAATAACCACCGCCCCTATTGTTGCTGGTATATCGGTCGATGAGATGGAATTGATGAAGCTTATGGGTACGCCCCAGATGGTCGGTCAGTATGGGTTTGTTGCGTCCACTCCCGCAACAGCCATAGGTGTTGCTGGTCCCTTCGACTATCAGCCCTGCTTCGTCGACAACGTCTGCAGGATGTTTTCGTGGAGAAGAGGAAGTTACAAGTTTAAGATCTACATCACCGCTTCGTTGTTTCATACAGCTAAGTTTGTGTTGTGGTTGACTGACGATGTTGACACCACCACTGATTGGCAGTCTTGTTATCACAAGATTATTGATGTCCAGGGTGACACAGAGATTGAATTCACAGTTCCCTACTGTGAGAAGCGTGTCGCCACATCTAATGCTAGTGGTACTACGTTTGGTATCTATGCGAAGCCCATGGCCTGGTCCACACCAGATCCGTCACTTTCAACACCGATATACTTCAATGTGTACAAATCAGCTGCGTCCGACTTTAGGGTTGCTGGTTTGAGGGAGCAGTTCTTCACACCAACACACAACCCTCGAGCGGATTTCGCACAGGACTTCCCGATGTTCCAGGATGGTATGACTGGCTATGACACCCAAGGTCTTTTGTTCGGTGAGGAGTACACCACTGTCCGTGAGATTATTCACAGATACACGCCCCTTTATGCGACCGCAAGCTCCCAGACTCTTGTCTGGCCCGGTGTTCAGTCTGGAGCGTTTATCACAGGCGTTCAACTTTGGTCTTTGTTTTACAGGTTCTGGAGAGGTTCAAACCGATACAAGTTCTTGGTGAAAAACAACACCCATGTTGAATGCATTAGTGTTGCGATGGCGACTGGTGATTTTCCAGGTGCTTACATGACAAGTCCAAACAATGCTTTGCTTGAAGCTGAAGTGCCGTACTACTACGACGCTTTGTTTCAGAGCACTACTGTTCAGGGCACTCCTGTGCTCAATATGAGCACGTTGGGCAGTAAGTACTTGTTTCGAGCTGCTGGAGATGATTTCTCCTTCCACTGGATCCGTGCTCTCCCTGCCGGAACTTTTAGTGGCCCCGCCGGTGGTACCGGTGCAGCTGGATTGAGGACTTTCCTCTCCACTTAGGGAAATGACGATGTTTTCGTTCGGCGCGAGAAGACGCTGGTGCAACCGAAAGGACCACCAGAGTTTTCTCCACTGCTATATGTAACGCTTTATGCGTTTGTGTTAGTTAGTAGTGAGTCATCTTGGTTTAAATTGGCTAGGTTGTCAGACCACACCTACCCATACCCTCATCAACCCTTTTAGGCGCACTGATGGTTACCCAATGTTGGCGGC